GGCAGCACGGCGCCGGGAATACGGGCTTTCCACGGCAGTCCGCACAGCTTCGATGCATTCGACATCGGCAAGATCGGGACGGGGGAGGGAGCGCAGGCGTATGGGCACGGGCTGTATTTTGCGGAGAAGGAAGGGACGGCGCGAAGCTATCGTGACAAGCTAGCGACCATCAAATTAACTGCTGACGGCGCGCCATTTGATGCCAGCAATCCGGATCATGATGCGGCTATGTTGGCGCGTTCCTATCCGAATACAGATTCTGCGGTTGCCTCATTGCGACAGCAGGCGAGCAACTGGGCGAAAGTGCCGGGAGATCAAGCGCAAGCGACTGCTGCGAGATACCAAGCCGCCGCTGATCGCATAGCGCAAGGGAACCTACCTAAGATCGAGAACATGCCCGGCAAGATGTATGAGGTGAACATCGGCGCCGATCCGGAGCACATGCTGGACTGGGACAGGCCGCTGAGTGAGCAGAGCGATCTGGTTAAACGGCTATTTCCGATTGGTGATGATGGGCGCGCCATCTTGCCAAATGGTGAGCGCGGCGATCCGACGAAGCTTCGTGGGGAGCAACTTTATCGCTCATTGGCGGAAGCCAATAAGGGCGATCATGGGGCGGCATCATCATCCCTGCACGAAGCTGGCATTCCCGGCATTCGCTATCTGGATCAGAGTAGCCGTGGCGCGGGCGCGGGCACCAGCAACTACGTCGTGTTCAACGACCGCATCATCGACATACTGCGGAAGTATGGCATTGCCGGCCTCATCGGCGGAGGTGGCGCGGCTGCGATAGCCGGCGGTGACAGCGAGCCGCCACGCGCACAATAGCCATGTCTGACGCACCGCTGCCGACGATCGAGTTCCTGCAGGACGAGAACGAGCGGCTGCGCGCCCGCATCGTCGAGCTAGAGGTGCTGCTCGCCCACGCCCGCGGCACGCTCGGCACGCTGGAGCCGCCGGACGCCGATTTCATCGTCTACGACGCACCACCCTCAACCCCGAGGTAGCCATGAGTGACCGACCACCGCTGCCGCCCGGCATCTTGCCCAATATCTTCGACACTGATCCGCCACCGACCAACCCGGCCACGATCGTGGGCGACGGCATCACTTACGTCGATCAGTCGCTGCTGTCGGGCGACGAGGCCGCCGCCTTCGCCGAGACCATCGCACAGCATCCCAACGCCTTCGTCGTGAAGGCCGAGGAGCCACCGCCGCCGCCACCGGAAGAGCCGACCGCCCCATGAGCGAGACGACTGAGGAGCAACCCGGCACACCGCCGGAACCGTCTGCGCCAGAACCACAGCCAACCCCGCCAGAGCCGCCACCGGCACGAGAGGCAGGCGAGGCCGAGGACCCGGTAGAGCGACGCATAGCGCGGCTGACGGCACGGCTCAGCAGCGCGGCCAGAGAGCGTGACGAGTTCGCTGCACGCCTCGCAGCCCTCGAGCAATACCAGCGCACACAGGCTCCACAGCAGCCGGTCGATGCACAGTTCGAGCAGGCCGTCGAGGCACGCGCTCAACAAAAATCGCAGGCCGACCGGATGCAGGAGAAGGTGCGCTCCTTCCACGAGACGGGTGCGGCCGAGTATCCGGACTGGCGGCAGAGATGTAACGACCTGCAGGCCATGGGCGCCGATGCCCAGATTGCAGAGCTGCTGGTGGAAATGCCGGGGGGACCGAAGATCGCCGCTAGCCTGGCCAACGACCCGGAGGCGGTTGAGCGCATTGCGTCATTGCGTGGTGAGCGAGCCCGCGCGATCGCGCTGGGGCAGTATGCCGAGAAGTTGGCGGCACAGCCGACGCGGAATGTATCCAGGGCGCCAGCTCCGCCGAGACCGGTGCAAGGGCGGGTGACACCGGAGTTCAACATCTACAATCCCAGCAACACGGCTGACCAGATGGTGGACTTCTTTCTCAAGCAGGACATGGACCGCAGGAGGCGGGCATGAGTAAGGACTTCGACAAGCGCAAGCCGGTGACCGCCAAGCCGCTGTCGACGGTGTCGGCCACCGGCGGCCTGCCGGCCAGAACGCCGCCGCCAGGGCAGAACAACAACGCAAGCACCGTCCGTAAGGTGGCGGCAACAGGAGGCAGGAATGGCAAACGGTAAAGCACCCCCGCACTCAGACGCAGGGACGACGAAAGGGACGGATCGCGCTCTCTCCTCACACGAGGCGGCGTTTCGTGGGCGGCTCAGCAGCAACCCTGTCTACAAGGCGCCGGCGGATACCGGCAGCAGCGGCAAGATGCCGACCGGCAGAGCGACCGACCCGCTGATCACCGGACGGAATGCGAAGCGCTGATGCCGCTGAAGTCCGGGACCGGGAAGAAGGCCTTCGAGCACAACATTCGTGCTGAAGTGAAGGCCGGCAAGCCCGTGAAGCAGGCCGTCGCCATTGCATACTCCAAGAAGCGCGAGAACCAGCGGAAGAAGTAATGGAAGCGCAGGAATTTCGCAGCCTCGCGATCGAGCGTCTGACAGAGATGGAAAAGACGCTGAAGCTCATTCTGTCCAGCGTTCGCCAGCCGCTCGTCGTCGAGCAGCGGCAGCCATTCCCGGCCAACGTGCCAACGGCCGGGCGTCGCCCCCCGGAGAGGCGTTAGTCTCCGTGCACCGTGCCTGAGCTGACCGGAGCAGCCTAACTCCGTGCGCGTTAGGCCTCGTCGGAGCCTCTAAACGCCCGACACACAGACAACACTCCCCAAGTGCGTAACACGACTTCTGGATCAGCACCGGGCGGCGTAGTTCCCCGCTGCGTCGTCCGGACTTGATCCAGAACACTGACCGCTGAACCACAGAAGTCGGTGCTTGCGCCCTAATCAAAGGGCTAACACCGATGGCCGCTGCCACTAATACGCTACTCAATATCAATATGATCACGGCGAAAGCCTTGGCCATATTGCACCAAAAGCTCAACTTCGTCGGCGCGATCAACCGTCAGTATGATCCGTCATTCGCGCAGTCCGGCGCCAAGATCGGCAGCTCACTACGCATCAGACTGCCGGTGCAGTTCACCGTGGCCAGCACGCCAGCGCTGGCTATCCAGAACACGGTGGAGACAAACACCACGCTGACGATCTCTCAGCAGAAGCACGTCGACTTCAGCTTCAGTAGCCAGGAACTCACACTCAATATCGATGACTTCAGTGCCAGATACCTCGAGCCCGCGTGTGCTGTGCTGGCGGCCAACGTCGAGGCCGACGCGCTCAGTATGGTCAATTCCGTCTGGAACCTCGTCGGCACCGCAGGCGCCGCACAGACCTTCAAGACCGTGCTGCAGGCCCGCAAGGCGCTGCTCGATAACCTCACGCCACAGAGCCAGCAGTGGCAGCTGCGGATTAACACACAGGACAACGTCGACCTCGTCGACAGCCTGAAAGGGCTGTTCCAGCAGTCGACGCAGATCAGCCGGCAGTATGTCGATGGTGTTATGGGCCTCGCGGCCGGGTTTGAGTGGGCCGAGAATACGTTCCTTACCACCTATACCCGCGGCGCCGAAAGCGGCTATGTCGTGGGTGGTGCGGGCCAGACCGGCTCAACGCTTGCCGTCACCACCGGCTCTGGCGCGGGCAATGTCGGCGACGTGTTTACCATCGCTGGCGTGTTCGCCGTGCATCCGGAGACCAAAGTCAATACCGGCAGGCTGCAGCAGTTCGTGCTGACGGCGGCCTATACGGGTGGCGCGGGCAACATGAGTATCGCACCACCTATTACGACAACCGGCGCATACCAGAACGTCAGCAATAGCCCCGGCGCCGGCCAGGCACTGACCTTTGCCGGGACCGCCAGCACCGCAACGGGTAGTTCGATTGCCTTCCACCCGGACGCTTTCACATTTGCCACTGCGGATTTGGTGATGCCAAACGGGGTTGACATGGCTTCTAGGGCGCAGAAGGACGGGCTCAGTATTCGTGTGGTCCGTCAGTATGATATAAATAACGATGTTCTGCCGTGCCGTCTAGACATTTTGTATGGCTACGTTGCGATGAGGCCACAATTAGCTTGCCGATTGATGGCCAACTAATATGACCGTATAGTGGTGCTCTTTTACTGCGGGAGCACCACTATGGTCAAGCCAATTCGCTATTGCTCAGTTCCTTATTGCCAAGAGCGTTGCTGGGGCCATGGCTACTGCAGTCGTCATTATCAGGCATGGCGAAAGTATGGCGATCCAACGAAGGTTGTGCAGAAACAGCACCACGGGCTTACACTGCACGAGCGATATGACCGTTATACGAAGCGCGGCGAAGAATGTTGGCAATGGATTGGCCACAAGGATCCGAACGGATACGGACGCCTCAACGTTGATGGTTATCCGATGCTAGCCCATCGCGTTGCTTATCTCGTCAAATACGGAAGCATTCCCGAAGGCATGTTCGTGCTTCACAAGTGTGACCATCCGTGGTGCGTCAATCCTGCGCATCTATTTCTCGGCACCCAATCAGACAATCTTCAAGACATGTATGATAAGGGTCGCGATCGAAAGCGAGGCTTGAAGGGCAGTGAGCATCACCGCGCGAAGGTTGATGAGGTAATAGTGCGAGCAATCCGCCAATCGAACGAAAGCGATATAGAACTTGGCAAGCACTACGGGATCTCGCGAGTAACTGTAAACGATATCCGAAAACGCCGCAGTTGGGCGCACGTCGAATAGGAGCAACCCATGGCGCAATATACCTCTGTTACCTATCCGACAGGCCAGTCCGTTGCCTACGACCTTGGTCCCGGCCTGCACGACATGACCTCGATTATCAACGGCAACGGCTTTACCGGTATGAGCGTCACCGCTCACGCCGGAGGAACACGAGCGGCGGCAACGCCGCTCACCTCCGCCTGCAACCTTATCGCCGTCTGCGCCACCACGGCAGACAGCGTGACTCTGCCCCCAGCCATGGGGGGGCAGGTAATGTGGGTCAGCAACGGCGGCGCAGCGAGCGCACAAGTCTACGCAGCCAACGGCACCACTGACACTATCAACGGCATCGCGGCCGCAACCGGCGTGGCATTGGCGGCAGGTAAGTCTCAGGTGTTCATGAGCCCGATTAAAGGCGCCTGGTTCGGCGTGCTGTCGGCATGAGTGACCGCAGCGGGACAATCTACTCGCCCGGTCCTGCCCTGCAGGACATGTCGGTCATCGCTGATGGCGGAGGCCACTCGTGGGCACTCCATATCTGCGCCCATCCCGGCAACGTCCGCGATACCGCAACACCCATGCGCGCGTGCCTCAATATCGTGGATACCGCAGCAGCAGACGGCGATAGCGTATCCCTGCCAGCGGCCAGCGGTGGACAACTCAATTACGTCATTAACCACACGGCATTCGCCATCAGCGTCTATGCCGCGCCCAATACGACCGATCTCATATACATGGCGGACGGCAGCACGTTCGTTGAGGCGACATTGCCGGCGAGCGCCTCGTCCATGTTTGTCAGCGTTCCCGGGCGGTGGATCATCACCTCGCCGCCACCCGTCGCACCCGATACCGGCGACGTGCCAGAGGCTCCGACAGACGGCGCGGCATACGTCAGGTCCCTTGCCGCCTGGCTCAATGCCGACACCCGCTACGCCACGCCAGCTTCCCTGCAGGCCTATCTGCCCAAGGCCGGCACCACGACAAATGATGCAGCACCCGCCGGCCAGATCGGCGAGTTTCTCTCCTCGCAGAGACTACAGGCGAATGCAGTGCCGCTCGCCAGCGGCACCGGTCTGGCCGTCGCCACGCTCGCGCTCACGGCGGGCGACTGGGACGTCTGGGGCAGCGACGGCTTTGCCATCGGCAGCACCGCAACCGGCAACATCACACTGCGCGCCTGGATCAACCCGGCCGGTGGCACCCAGGCACCGTTGCTCGACCAGCTCGGCGGCAACGCCGTTCGCAACGTCACCAACAGCCCAGGCAATCTGCAGTCGATGATGGCTGTCGCAGCAGTGCGCGTATCACTCGCCGCAGCAGCCACCGTGACACTCGGCGCCAGCGCGACATTCGGCGGCGGCACGATCAGCGCTTTCGGCCAAATCATGGCACGCAGGCGCAGATGATCCAGACAGTCGGCGACCTGATCGACTTCTCCCTGCGAGTGAGCGGGATCATCGGTGTCGGCCAGACGGCGATGGCCGAGGACAGCTATACCGGCCTCGACTGGCTGCGCATGATTATCAGCGAGTGGCAGAAAAAGCGCTGGCTCGTGTATGTGCAGCAAGAGGTGAGCGTAGCCGCATCTACCGGTGCGCAGAGCTACACCATAGGGCCGGGGCAGGACTTCGATTGCGCACGGCCCGCACATATTGCTGCGGCGTACATCCGCATCATTCCGGGCGCGCCGCCCAATCTCGTGGACATCCCGGTCACTGTCCTGGGAAGCCGTGAGGAGTACGCTTCGATCAGCGTCAAGACGCTGGAGACGATCCCCGCCTACGTCTTCTATGACAGCGGCTGGCCGTCGGGCCGGCTGTACTGGTGGCCTGTGCCTCCCGCCAATATGTATGGGCTGTATGTCACCGTCATGTCCCCGCTGCCGACCTACACGGCGCTGACGGATCAGCTGAATGTGCCGCCCGAGTATTACCCGGCCATGATCTGGTCGCTGGCCATTCGCATGCAGCTATCGTATGGGCTGCCCGCCAATCCTGCCCATGTCGCGGCTATGCGTGAGGCACTCAACACGCTGCGGCAGGCGAATACCCAGGTGCCTGAGCTGACCATTCCCGCACCGATCGGACGCATTCGCAGCGATCTGTCGCTGGTGGGCAAGGGATTGGGCAGGGCCTTTATCCTCGATCAAGGGGCAGTGCTGTAATGCCAGACGGAATAACGCTGCGCGGCGCGCCGCTGCCACTGTCGGAACTGCCAGGTTATCCGTGGAAGTCCGGCGATACGCTCTATGCCGAAGCGCTCAACAACGCGATCCTGAATAATGCGGGTCCTCCCGGCGCTGTAGGGCCTGCAGGGCCGGTCGGGCCGCCTGGCAGCACTGACTGGCAGGCCGGGCTGGTAACGACGCTAGGCGGCGGCCTGAGCCTCTCTGGCGGCACGCTGGACGCGAAGCAGAGCCAGTGGCAGGCGGGTGCCGTCAATGCGCTCGGCATCGGGCTGGTGCTGAACGCCGGCACGCTGAGCGCAGGCGCCGGTAGCAGCGCGCCGTCAGGGCCGGCGTCCGGCGACTTGTCGGGCAACTATCCGAACCCGACTGTCAGCAAGACGGGCGGTGTTGCCTTCGCGGCGAGTGCGACCACTGACGCCACAAATGCGACGAACATCACCACCGGAACATTGTCGGTGAACCGCTTCAACGCGGGCACGAATGCCAACGCCGGCACCTATCTCAGAGGCGATGGGACGTGGTCGACGCCAATCGTAGGGGCCAATCCGATCGGACCTGCGGGCGGCGATCTGTCGGGCACGTTCCCGAACCCGACCGTCAGCACTCTCGGCGGCGTTGCCTTCGCGAAGTCGGCCACCGTCGATGCGACCAACGCCAGCAACGTCACAACGGGCACACTGCCAGCCGCACGGCTTCCCACGTCGGGCGTAACCGCAGGCACGTTCACCAATGCCACCGTCACCGTAGACGCCTCTGGACGCGTCACAGCGGCGTCCAGCAACACGGTTGGCGGCGGCTCTGTCACGTCGGTGGCCACCGGGCCGGGATTGAGCGGGGGGCCGATTACGACTGCTGGCACGCTGACGGCAATGTTCCAGGCCGGCACTGTCACGGCACTCGGCGCCGGCATGCAGATCGCCGGCACGACGCTGCAGATGCCGGCAAGCGGTGTCACGGCTGGCAGCTACACCAGCACCAACCTCACGGTCGATGCGACCGGGCGGATCACCGCAGCGTCCAACGGTAGCAAAGGCGGCGGCGGCAGTGGCACCGTCACCAGCATCACTGCCGGCATCGGACTGAGCGGGGGCACGATTACCACCGCCGGTACGATCGCTATGGCAGCGTCCGGCGCGACACCGGGCACTTACACCAACGCGACGGTAACGGTGGACACGACCGGACGTGTCACCAGCGCTAGCAGCGGCTCGAGTGCCAGCGGCACCGTCACGTCCATCACCGCAGGCGCTGGCCTGACCGGTGGGGTCATTACCACCACCGGCACGATTGCTGTCGGCACGCTGACGTATGCGAACCTGCCAAGTGAGGTGCAGATGGTACCGTTGTCGTTCCCGTTCGTTGGCAAGCCAGCCGCGTCGCAGCTTGTGAATGTGCCGATGCCGTGGAGCATCACGGTTCCGAGTGGCTTAGCCGGGACCGTCGTTTACGATACCACGAAGGCAACAGCATCCGCTGCGTTCACTGTGAACAAGATCAGCGGCGGCTCGACTACCGCACTCGGCACGGTGACCATCACCACAACCAGCAACACCAGCGCGACGCTGGCAGGCAGCGGCGGCACGCTGAACGCTGGCGACGTGCTGCAGATCGTAGCGCCTGCGAGCCAGGACAGCACGCTGGCGGATCTCGGTATCACTCTACTGGCGTCGAGAGTGTAGCATGTGCGCTTGGGCTTTTGGGGATTCGTTCGACCTGTACACAACGGTCCCAGCAGATATGACTGCCGGATATTGGGACAGCGCTTCTGGAAGCGCACCAGCTTTGGTTACCGGGCGTTTCTCTGGTGGGCGTGGCATCCAGCTTATTGGCACTACTCTTCTTGTTAAGTCGTCCGGATCGAACGATGTGGTCCACCACATTGTTGTAGCTTTTCAGCAGACTGCCGCACTCTCGGGCACCACGATTGGGTCGTATGTCTCCTTCTGTGACGGTGCTACTGCCCAATGCAGCGTTGTATTCCGTAGTGATGGCGCGATCCTTCTGCAATCCGGCGGCCCGACGGGATCGACCCTGGCGACATATGCCAGCGCGGTGACGCTGCAAAACCAGTGGTTTGCGTTCGAGATCGAAGTCGTCATAAACAGTGCTACAGGTAGCATAACTGTTCGCAAGAACGGCAATACGTTGAACGATTTCACGCTCGGCTCGCTGAACACACGCAGCACCGCGAATAACTATGCCAACAGGATAAACGTTGGCATGTCCACGACTGTCAACCAACAACAGATTGACGACTTCCTCTGGCGCAGTGACGCGTCGTCGGTGCCGTGGGTGGGCGATATCCGCTGCTACACCCGTATGCCGGCGAACAATGTGCAAAATCAGTTTGCATCATCACCGACAGCCTTGCCGCAAACACCCGCCGTCAATAACAGCAGTACAACGATCAACGCTGGGCAATCGCGCTATATGACCTTTACGGCGTCAGCAACTGGGTCGATAAACACGGTTACCGCGCCAATTGCAGTCGCCACCACAGCAAACCTCAAGTGTTCCCTGTTTTCGGTCAGCGGCGGATTGCCAGGAACTGTTTTAGGATCAGCTACACCGGTAGCCGCGCCCGGCGTTGGAAACGCCACTTTCACTTTCGGGACGCCCGTCTCGGTAACGGCAGGAACGCAATATTTTGCAGGTTTTTGTGGTGACACTTCTTCGGGACAATGGGGCATAAATTCCACCACCACGGGATGGTTCCTCAGCGGAACGTATGCCGCTTTTCCAGCCAATAATCCTGGCGTAAGCAGTGCCGCCGGCGCCATCGCTGCAACTATTTATATCTCTGGCGTTGGCAACTATCCATTCGTCTCCGAGTCACAGCAGGACGGTGCCACCAGCTACGTCTACGACAGCACGGTGAACGATGCGGACTTCTACGGCATAGCGTCGATCGGCGTGACGCCCGCCAGTGTGGTGGCCGTCACAACGCGCGGCTTCTTACAGAAGAGCGACGCAGGGAGCCGCAGCGGCGCGGTGCAGCTGAAGAGCGGTAGCACCACCGTCAACAGCGGCAGCGCTGTGCTCAGCACGACATTCGCGTGGATGTGGCGGACGGATACGACGGACCCCGCAACGGGAAGCGCATGGACGACGACTGGCGTTAATAACGCGCAGATCGGGCCGACGGTGACGGCGTAGCGCCATGGCGATCTCGCTCGACGGCACAGCTTCATCGAACCAGACGAACACCGTCACGATTACGACGACGAAGCCTAATGACATTATCATCTGCATAGTTACGGCTAATCTGGCGGCTGGTCAGAGTGCGTTAACGGGTGTGAGCGGTGGCGGACTGACCTGGACCTTTCGGGCACGCGCCGCCGAGACAAGCGTCAGCGCTCAATATCTCATCGAGGAGTGGTGGGCGCAGGCGCCGTCAGCCTTAACCTCACAGGTTATCACCGCAACAGTGCCCGGTGGCAGCGTCAACGCCATGGGGGTGATAGCCATCAACGGCGCGAACTATTCATCGCCATTTGATACTGGCGGCGCGCCATTTGTGACGAATGGGGACTCGCTTTCTACGCCGGTTTTCTCGACAGCTGCGGCAAACACTGTGGTCGTGGTGGGAGCCAGAGGCACCACGTCATCGCCCTCAGGCGTTACCGGCTGGACAAATGTTCTGCAAGCCTTCTTCTCAAGCGCGGCGTCTAATATATACACATCGCCGCAAACCTCTACCAATGTTCCCTTCGCCAACTCTTTTGATTACAGACAGGCGAACATTGTCGATGCCGTCGTGCAAGCTGCAACGGCGATGCAGACTACCCAAGTCGCGTTGGAAGAGTGGGCGCGCATCATCCCGCCGCAGATGCAGGCGACGCAGGTCAGCGCGGAAATCTGGGCCACCGTGGCACTCTACGTGCCGCCGCCGTTTACGCCGGCTCCTATTCTGGTGATGGCGTAGTGGCGACGGTACCGCTTGTCGGGGGTGCATATGAGGCACGCAGCGTTGTCGCTAGCGCACAGCGCAGCGTTAACCTCTACGGTGAGCCGATGCCGCAGGGTCAGGGCGAGCCGGCACAGGTCGCACACTACCCCACGCCAGGCCTGCGACTGCTGAATACACTGCCGAAGCTGGGCGTCCGCGGCATCAAGCAGGCCACCACCGGGCAGATTTACGCAGTCGCTGCAGAGGGCGTCTACAGCATCGACCCCACGACGTGGGCCGGCACGCATCTCGGCGATCTCATGCTCGGACGCAGCACGCCTGTTAGCATGCAGGACAACGGCACTGACCTCGTCATTGTCGACGGCGGCGGCACTGGCTGGTCCGTGCATTTGGCGGACAACAGCTTCCATACGATCAGCGATCCCACCGGAATGTTCTCGGGCGCAGACAAGGTGGACTACCTCGACACCTATCTGCTGTTCAACAAGCCCAATACGCCGCAGTTCTATTCGTCCGACAGCCTGGCGCTTACCTTCGACCCGCTGTTCTTCGCCAACAAGGAAGCGTTCAGCGATTTGCTGCGCACGCTGGCCGTGGTGCATCGGGAAATCTGGCTGTTTGGTGAGCGCACGACGGAGGTGTTCGCCAATGTCGGTGCGCCCGATTTC